TATTATTTATTTCTTCATTTGTAAGTATGAAGTCTAAATTATTATCTTTTTTTGTAAATCTAATTTTGACATTATCGGAATTAGCCATATCATATATCATACTTAATTTATCAGAGTCAATTTCATACTTTACACTTTGATAGCTTTTACCATTTTCAAAATCTGAATCTTGGTAAAATATATTACCTGTTATTTCATATCTATTTTTATCTGTTAATACTATTATTCTATCAAAACTAAAATAATTGTCATTTATACAAGTAAATGTTATATTACCTCTTATATAATAATCCACAACAAAATCATCATCATTAAAATTATATTGATAAGCTTCTATTTTAACCTTATCTGTTATTTTTTCATTTATTGAAATAACTTTAAATTCTTTGTTAAAGTCATCACTTTCAAATTTAAGTTTTTCATCAGTATTTTTTACAAAATTCTTAAAATCTTCTAAATTGATATTACATTCAATTAATACTTCATTAAAAATTTTATTTGCTTTTTCTTTACTTTTTTCATTATTAAAATCAGAAAATTTTATTCTTTTGTTATTTTTCTGAGAATTTTCTTTTTTTAAGCTCTCTTTTTTTACATCTCCATTTTTTTCAAAACATCCAAAAATTAAAAAACAACTAAAAATTAATAATAAAACCTTTTTCATAATGCCCCCTAAATTATAATGGCTTATTTATTTGAATTTCTTTGTTTAATTCTTTTCCATCTTTTGTAACTGGATAAATTGTTATTCCCTCACAAATATATTTAACTATATGAATCACAATAGCAATAGATGAAGTTAATATAATTAAAGGTACTAGCAACGAAGCTATAAAATAGTTTCCTATTGCTCCAGCTATAAAACTAAAAATAAGAGTAGTCAGAATTATCCAAATCAAAGAAACACCCATTAATAAAAATACATCAATAATTTTAAAATCAAAACTGATCTTGTATTTCATAAAAAACCTCCCTCAAAATTTTATATGTTTATCTTATTATACAATAATTTTTAAAAATTTTTTCTCAATTTTTTAATTTCTTCTAACATCCAAAAATTAGTTTCTGTTTCTTTAAACTCGTATTCTTCAAATACTTCATCATTTGAAATTAATAAATAACTTGCAAATATGTTTGCTTCATCTTCAAGTTTGCTTCTTCTTAATAAATTTGTATCATTTATTAAAAATTGATATTCACTTGATGAATGTAAAATAGCGTGTCCTAACTCATGACAACAAACTATTCTTTGGTCGAATTCACTTAAATTTGAATTTATAAATATGTATTTTCTTTTTAAAATTTTTTTAAATAAACCCCTAACTTCCCCTAAATTATCATATCTTATAATTATTCCTAGTGATTTAGCTAATTTAAAAGGATTTCTAGTTCTATATTTTGTAATTAAATTTAAAACCCTTACCTTTATGTTCATCTGCTCACCTAACTATTTCTTTTTCTTATTTTTTTGTTTAGCATCATAAAAAGCACTTTGAATAGCCAATAAAACCTTTTGTTTATCTTCTTCTGATATTTTTTCATCATTAAACATTAATGATGATTGTTCAATAATTTCTTTAAATTGCATTCTTCCTCTACTATCTAATTCTCTATACATAGGATTAGATAAATATTCAAGCTCCATAATTTCTTCTGGTAATTTGTCTTTCTTTAATATTTCCAACACTTCAATTTTTTCTTTTTCAGTTAAAGAAAATTTTTTAAAAAATTCTCTTATAAATTTATATGATGGACTTCTTCTACCATTAATATAATGGCTTATTAACCCAAAACTATAACCAACTTTATTTGCAAATGCTTCAAGTTTGTATTCGTGTTCTTCCATATAATTTTTTAAAAATACTGCAAATTCTGATTTATTTTCCATAAGCAAATCCTCCTTGCATTAATTATAAAATATTTTATACAAAATGTAAAAATTTTTCTTGACTTTTCTTTATACATTTTGTATAATTAGTTATAAGTTAAATTTAGATACTCAATTTTTTTTAAGTTTAACTTATACAAAAAGTATAAAAATCTAAGGCTAGTCCTTAGACACATAGCCATAAGTTTTTACTCCTCCAGAAAGTAAAAATAAATTTTTTTTCCTTATGGCTATCTGTGTAAGGCGTAGCTACTGGATAAAACTAAGTCCACGAATGTGGGTAGGCTTAGGCTTAGAATCTTATGTTTTATCCCCTTACTTTTCTTGTAGTTTCTTATCAATTCGTATTTCGGTAAAAAATATATTGAAACTAAAAGAAAACCTTGTCATATTAATTCTTGCAAGTATTTTTATTACTGAAAAATAGCCTAGTTGTCAACTAATAGTTTACAACTAAAAATTAAAATTTTTCAAGATTTTTTCTGGATAAATATTAATTTTTTTTATATATATCAATGGAATTATTAAGATTTTTTCAAGAGAAGTTAAAAGTTTATTGATTGAATTAGTGGGGGCTACTTAATAGCTTGCTCGCTAATAGGTAGCTTTCACTGATTGAATTAATAAAGAGAGAGTGAGCAAGCTCTCCAAATATACAGGAGGTAAAAATGAGAGATATAAGGGAAAAAAATTGGTTTTGGCTTGAAAATGATTTAGTTGATAGAGAAGATATAACAGCTATGGAAAAATTAATATATATGCTTTTAGCAAGATATGCTGATAAAGATGGTAAGTGTTTTCCTAGCCAAGAAAAACTATGTAAAGTTACAGGAATAAAAGATTATAGAACTATTGTTAAATATTTAAAACAACTTGAAGAAAAAGGTCTAATAGAAATTAAAAAAACTAATGGAAAAGTTAATGTTTACTATTTAAAAAATGTAAATAAACCACCTACAAAAAATGTAGGTACAAAAAATGCTACTACAAATTTTGCTACTAAACCACCTACAAAAAATGTAGGTACACCACCTACAAATTTTGCAGGTATAACAATACACAATGAAAAAGACACAAAGAACAATACACAATATATAAAAGAAATTGAAGAAGTTGTAAATCATTTGAATGAGAAAGCAGGAACAAAATATAAATCTAATTCTAAGAACACTACTAAGCATATAAAAGCTAGGTTAAATGATGGCTATACATTAGAAGACTTTAAAAGTGTTATAGATAAAAAATGCTCAGAGTGGCTAAATACTGATATGGAGAAATATTTATGTCCTGATACTCTGTTTGGCTCTAAGTTTGAAAAGTATCTAAATCAAAAAATAAATGGTCCTGGTGTTAATAAAAACACTCAAAATAATGCAGCACAAGATATAAAATGGGGGGATTAGTATGTGCGTAACAAGTATCAAAGAACTGGCAGAAAAAATAAAAAACAATGATTTTGATTTTATAGAAAAAAAGCCACTAGAAGTATTAGAAAATGGCGACATAGTCTTAAAAAGATGTGAAGTTTGTGGAGAAGTTACAGAATACAAAACTCCACAAGGTTACACATTTAGCCGTGATTGTGCTTGTGTGAAAAGTTACAGAAAACAAGCAAGATTAAAAAGATTTAAAGACTTGTCTATAACTGATAGAAATGCTGGAAGTAACATTTTTTCTAATGCTGAAATAGATAAATCTAACACAGAAGAGAGAGAAATATATAAAGAACTCTATAAATATGCTGAAGATTTTAGCATAGAAAAACATGGATATATCTTTGCTGGTGGAGTTGGAACAGGTAAAACATTCCTAGCAAATTGTGTTTGCAATACGTTAGATGAAAAAGGCTTTTCAGTTTTAAGTTTCTCATTAGGAGCATATTTTAACAGAATTAGAAAAAACATAGATGAAGAAGAAAGCTTCATTTCTGCTGTTAAAGATGTGGATTTATTATTCATTGACGATTTAGGAAGTGAATACATCAACAGAGAAAATGGGAAGATGTGGGCAGAGGAGAAGATTTTTAGATTATTTGATGAAAGATATAGAGCAGGAAAGCCAATTATAATTACAACTAATCTAAAAGTTGGAGAACTTAAAGAACATCTTAAAATTAATGGGGTTAATAAAGTCTATGATAGGCTTTTAGAAATGTGCAAATATATAGAATTTAACTGGAAAAGCAAAAGAAAATTAAAAATATAGGAGGAACAGATGGTAATTAAAAAAATAGAAACAAGGGATTATTTGAGAAAGTTTATAACAAAGGCTAACAAAGAAGCAGGAGTAAAATTTAATTCTTCTAAACTAAACAACAAAGAAGAATGCGAAGAGTATCTTTTAAATTTAATTAAAAATCTAAGACATAAGCCACAAAACAACAAGGCTTATATTAAAGAAATTGATGGTTTAAAAGAAGAAATTGAAATTTTGAACACTGGAAATAAAAGGCTTGAAGCTGAAAGGATGTTCTACATAACACAAGCAGAAGAAGCAGGGAAAACAAAAAAAGATGATGAGGAAGAAATAGACTATTTTAAAAATCGTACTAGATTTTGGCATAAAAGTTATAGAGAAGAAACAGAAAAAAACAATGTTATAAAAAAATTTAATAATTTTCTAAATGTTGTTATAGTCTTACAACTTTTACTAATAGGGATATTAATCTGGAAGTGATGAGATGAAGCAAAGGTTTGAGATACCATATAAGCCAGATTCGATGAATACACATTGGAGAATAGCAAAGAATGGAGGACAATACTTATCAAAAGCTGGGAGAGAGTTCAGGGATAATGTGCAACAGTTTATCAAATTACAGAAATATAAAACTTTTAAAGACAAAATTAAAGTTAAAATAGAACTATGTTTCAAGAGTAAAAGAGAAAGAGATATAGACAACTATTTTAAAGCTATATTAGACAGTTTTAACGGCTTTCTATATGAAGATGATAAATTAATATATGAGTTATCTTCAAGCAAGAAATTAGAATGCGATAGAGATTATTTTGTAATTGAAGTTGAGGAGCTACAAGAATGAGTTTAGCAAAAATTAGAGATATCCCGAATTTAATAAAAAAACTGGGAGATGGAGAATATCGGATCAAGGTCAAAGATAACAAAATAGTTATATTTTCTAAAAATAGCAGATATGAAAATGAGGAAATAAAAAAAATTCTTGAAGAAGTCAGAGATAAAAAAGATTGATTTTATATAGAAATATGATATAATAAATGGGTGACTTATATGAAACGAAAATACTTCTTTATACTCTCGCCATTGCTCTGCCTATTCCTCACTGCATGTTCTGCCATATTGAGCACTTGGTATTACACCTCGGAATCTGAAGATTGGAAAAGGGTAGAACCCTTTTATGGGGTCGGAGTAGCATACCGTTATGAAACGATTCCCGACACAATCACCCTTGTTATGAGGGAACCAGACACGTTTCCTGTGATTATAGGACCGATATTTTTTCCTGTTGTTTTCCCTACATGTCTTGGATTCTGGGCGAAAGAAGAACCAAAATCCACAGTAGATGCCACGTTCAACACGTG